CAAACGTATAAGGGGATAATCAAATTTTCCGCCATCCACTCAAATTCTGAGAGATCATCCGCTGTCTGAAATTCACGAGAATATCGATAAACCTCATCTAGGAGGGACAAGAACTTATCCCATCCAGAGACATCGTAAGAAATCTGGTGTTTTTTGGTTAAGAGTTTTCGAGCTAGGGAGTCGAAACCCCCCATATATGGATTAAACCCATATGCTGACCACTTAAAATTCTTCATCCTCTCAGACACTTTCAACACAAATTTCTTTTGTGTCAAGGCGAATTCTGCTGGGGGGATTTGGAAAATCCTAAGTTTCAACCGCTCAATATCTTCGAGTTTCAAAACTTCGTTTTTACCGCTCGTATTCCAAATAACCCTGCGATTTCTTTTAGAACTTCTAAAAACAGCCCATTCAGGATGTTGGAAAAGCTCTCCTTTAGTGCGGATGCCCATGTGAGTGGACGGCCAACCTGGGGAACGCGCAAGGTCCACGGAGTCGAAGATTTCCTCATCGCAAGCGATAGGATCCCTTTCAGTTGACTCGTATTGATCAGCATAAAAGGCTCTAGCAAATAGAGTAGCTTCTTTGTCCTGCCGATGTGCAAAATCTTTGGATCCTTTACCATCCCATGATGAAACAGTCGCGCCGTAGTTTTCTGGTGTTGTAAGAACATAACCATAACCTCCTTTCCTATTACGGTACAGGGTGGTGTTTTTGAGGCTTGCATTAGCGTGAGGTGATTGTTTGATAACATACAAATTTTTACCTGTAATCGAAGAACGAGGTAACATTCCAACAGTTTTCATGTTTTTAAAGACCTCAACACCAACAAAAGATCTCATGACGGGCAAACCTTGAAGGGACGTTGCTTCCGAGGATGACGGAGGATTGACGGGATCATAAGCAATGGAAGCAGCTTTGTTATTCATACCTTGAAAGGTAGGACCATTAGTTCCGTAGTGAATTGCCACAACATTTGCATCATCTGTCATGAGCAAACCACCGCAACTATTATTCATAGTGGTCACAGAATGGTAATAGGTATTCCCATGTTTCCTTATATTCGTGGAGCTCATAATAGGTTCTTCCGTGTCAGGGGCAAAACCAACATAGTAACCATGTGTTTCTGATTGACGATCCACCGACGTGGATCCAGTCAAATCTCCAAGAAAATTGCATTTGAACGCTTTACTTTTACCATATCCAGGTATAGACAAATCTTTGTGAGGAAGAGTCATAAATGCCTCATTTCCAACAAGATGTTTAGTCCATTTACTAATAGCGGGTAAAGTTTTTTCTTGTGTATTGACCACATAATAAACATTCTCCAAGAGTTGATGCTCAGTGATTAGCCAAAGCAAACCTTGCTTGGTTGAGATCAAGGATATGCAGCCCCAATATCTGTTACTCTGAACTGAGTCTTCACTGTATATCTTAACAAAACCTTTGTGATAATCTTTCAAAGACATAGGGTCATGACGGGATTTGGCTTCAGGTTGCACCGGAAGAGCGGGAGCGCAAGCAGAACGCTTACGTTTGAATCCGTTCTTTCCGACAACCGAAAGCCACACAGTATACTTCTCTAGAGTGACATATCTTGGGCGACTGCACCAGTTGCATTTACACGCCGCTGGTTTTTGAGCTAAGCTTTTGGCTGTAACTTTGGGAAAGCAATGATCAGCTTCCTCGGAGCGAGTACCTTTTTTAGGAGGGGGCCCCATGATACTGGCAATCGAGTCTTCAGATACGGTGGTTTCCACCATATCATAAAACACTTTGATGTGTTTGCTCAGTTCTTCCCTGTCGCGGAGCAACTTTCGATTACTTGCTGCAACTTTGGGCAAAGAAGTGCCTCTGTTGTCGAGCAATTGATCATCAATGAGATCCCGATCTCTGAGCAATCCTGTGAACCGATGATACTCATCACCTCGGAGCTTTGCCTTGATCTTAGCATAACGGCCCTGGATATATTCAAC